TAGCTCTACGCATATTATTTTTAGCAACTTGCTCAAGCTTGTATTGTTTCCTTGCATCATTTCTTAATTTGGTCATTTTAGAATCATTCATGTCTTTTTCATAAGCATCATAAGCATCTTTTAATCTAGCATTAGAATACTTACTGCCGGTTTCTCTTCTATTACGTTCTTTCGCAGAACGTATATGTGATCGTATCTCTTTTCGTTCTAGATGACCCTGTTTTAATCTACCCAAAAAAGTAGAAGTATCTGGAGAACTGTTATTGTATCTCTTTTTTCCTTGAGCAGTAAGACTACCATCAGTATTTTGATACCTTCTTACTCCCCACTTCATACCCTTAATTCCATGATGAGAAATATAATCATTATCTAATTGATCGATAAAAGAAGATAAGTACTCCATAATACCATCTCCTATCTCACAATTAATTATTTAATTTATTATAATTATTTGTACTTATACCTAAAAGCGCACCAAGAAAAGTGTCTATAACACTAATAGTACCGACAATTTCTTCCCCATAAGGAAGACCCCAAATCTTAGCAAGCCCAAAATATAAAGCACCTAGAGCAGGAAGAGCAATAAGTGCAATCCACTTAAGAATGTCATAAGTTTTGTTATCGAGAATCATAATAAATACCTCCATTTTGAATTAGATCAAAGAATTATTGATCTTCCTCACGCTTCTTTTTACCATTTCGAATTATCTCTTCAACTTTTGCCTTGGCCTCCTCTATAGAGCTAGAAGAAGGCGAATTGGTAATGCTATCAATCTTTCTGCGACGACGTGGAAATGGAAAACTCTTGTTTCGTTGACTAGTAATCAGATCACTAAGATTCTCAATCATGATAGCCCCTCCCAAAAATATAAAAAGTTAAAGCTCTCGAGTTGGTAATAAATTAACACGGCTCATGTAACCATTAATGAAGCCGTTATGATCATTAAGTGCTGTATACTTTTCATGTAAGTTGTTAAGTGATGACAGCTCTTCAGATGTTACCCAGCCCCTAGTTAGATATTTTTCACAGTAATGAAGAATGTTTGTTCGCATGTTAGCTTGAGTAGCATCGTTTATGGCATCCATTTTTTTATCTAAATTAGTTCGCCATTCAGTACTCTCTTGCCGGTATGCTTTTAGCTGATCCAATATAACTTTAACTGCCCAACCTATTATTGCAGATAAGGTAGTTTGGATTACTAATTCTAATGGAATATGTACTTGCATTAAACCAGTTGCCTTTCTAAGCAATACGCTTTATGAAAAGCGAAGGTTTTTCCACAATAATATTTGTCTCACCAGTATTCGTTATAGATACTGACTCGGCACCACAGCAACATGTTTTAATAGCTGTATGTCGCCCAACATTATTAAGATTTCCGACAGTAGTCGTTTCCGATACCATAGTTGTTTCAGTAAGAGGTGAACCATTAACCATAATATCAAGCTGAGCAGAAGTTGCAGCAGTAGTCGAGCCAATATTAGCTCCGAAAGCAATATCATAAATCGAATTTCGTGGAGACAATAACACGGAACCGGAGCCATTCCGGTAACATTCACATTTGCCAGTATGCAAAATTTCTAAGTTAAAAGTAAGTGACTGACCGGGAGCGAGTTCCTGGCTAGCTGTATTCGTCAGAATAATCACTTGTATCAACTCCTATGAGTTCATTTCATTTCATACCAATACTTACGGTTCTCTTGTTCAGGTATTTCATTCTTAGTGAAATAACCTCCCATAAAATCGCAAATATCCCAAGATTCATTTGTTTTGCGATATGCAGAACCGGACGGGAAATCTAAGTCTTTATTACGTCGAAAGCGTTTGTTAAAAATTTTCTTATAAGAAGTATCTCCGCATCGTATGAGCGGATGTTTCTTTCGACTTCGAGACATAGTATCTCCTAATCGAGAATTGTTTTTCCTAAGAAATATAAAGTATGTGTAGACTCATCTATTGCATACGTTATGGGTATTCGCGATAGCATCCATTTGACTTTTAAATAATCAGTCTTGTTTTCTATACGAACCCTATATACATCGCGCTTTTTAGTAGCATGTATCTTATCAGTTTCCACTTGCATTTTTCAAAATCACCCCCTGGGAGAATTTTGAAGTTGCGAAAACATAATAGATTTCCAAAAACTCTAGAGAAAAAGTATCCCTAAAATTAATGTACTTCCATTTTGAATTATTTTGGAGACCCCACCATCTCCAAAAATAGGGTTTTCACCTGAGTCCCGAGCGCTCATGAAAACCGCCCACAATAATAACTTTTAAGCCACCATGCCGCAGTTGCAATTGCAGAAGGGATTATAGCCTGCATTGTACGCGGTGCTCATCGGGTAACGCACGACACCGGCCATAGCGTTCTGCATCTCAAGCCTGGCGATACGACGATCCTGCTCGGCCATGTAACGCTGGTCAGCCTGCGCACGAGTCGCAGCACCCTCCTCACGAATCGCCTGCATGAGAGCGTTGTTCTGCATAGCGGACTCATAACGCTGATTCGCTGCAGTCTCGGAGATAAGCATCTTGGTCTCGCAGCAACACTGAGACTGCTGAGCCATCGCCTGCTGCTGTTGCATAGAGACACCAGCAATATCACGCTGAAGCTCGCCATACTTGTCCATAATTTGACCGGTGATGTACTGAGTATTCTGGTTGGCATTCATAACACCCTGCATAGAGTTGTTATTAATAGCTGCCAGAATCTCACGCTCATTGGCCATGCTATTCTGATTGTCGAAGCCACGCTGGACCTCATTCGAAGTGGCGAGATTCTCATAACCGATAGCGTTCTGGAAGCCGTTATTGCCCCAGCCATTACCGCCCCACATCATAGCGAGGAAGAGAATAACAATCCACCAGCAATTACCGCCCCAACCATCACCATAGCCACCGTAGTTTCCACGCATAACAGCAGCCACATCAGCAGGACCCATACCGCCACCACCTAAGACAGAGTTCTCACCCATGATAGTTCCTTTCTATCATAAGCCAAGCATGTTTTTAACTTGGCCAACATCCATGTTCTGGAATTGACTATAATCGAGTCCTCGTTCTTGAAAAGCTTGCTGCGGATCTTGTCCCTTTACAGAATCAGCGAAGGCACGAAATTGAGGATTCGATTGGTATAGTGTATTAAATATCATTTGTTGCATTATGTTAGCGGGTCCGCCCAGCGGTTGCTGATTGGGTTGCCCCATTGGACCTGGACCCATTGGTGTCGGCCTGCGCAGTGGATTGGGCATTAGGTAACATCTCCTCTAACATTTGCTTGAGCTCATCTCGAGTAACGAAATTACCGTGCTGTTCTCCACCACCCATCGGCATCATGTTCTGCTTCATGAGAGGTGAAAGATGCTGAGGCATTTCTTCTGAGATTTCTTCAAATCGATATACGTGAATATCATTGCAATTACCATGCTGATCAAAGCCCACCACATACATGATAGGTTGATCTTCATCAAATGCAGCTTTACGAGAATTAGGAGCACCATGAAGATTCTTTGCGCCCTCAATACCCATTACGAAACATAAGTCATTGTCCATACCCTGAGGGTAACCCGGCATGCCACCTTGAGGATATCCAGCATTAGCTTGCGAATATCCATTCATTTGACCAAGGTTACCTTGAGGATACATGCGACTGGTCCATTGTGTACCCTGAGGATACCCATTGTTGCCAGGTGCATATCCCATTGGCCCAGTTGTCTGAGGCCAACCAGTACTACCAGTGTTGGGAGAATACATTGCTCCCTGCGGCTGGTTGTAATTCATAGGCACTTCTTCATCACCTTCTTCGGTTTCTTCATCAGCTGGAGGTCGGAGAATATAATCCCATTCCTTATCGAATGTTGTAACAGGGTGTCTTTCAATTTCTCGACCAGTTTGATCGCCAGCTTCGCCAACATATCCACCAGTCTCGCTTCCTGTAGCTGCGACACTTTCACCATTTCCGACATACACTTCTGCATGCAGGGCAAGGTTTAAGAGAATATCACCAATCTCTAAATCGCTGATTCCGACATTAGCAAAAGGCAGAATCTGAAAGCCGGCTTTTTCAAAGTCTTTTAACATAGTTCCTGTGAACCTCACTTTGTCGCTACCTGACCCAACAGGATAACCGGCTTCATTAGCCAAGAAATATAGCAAAGATGAACAGTCATAGTCCGGTCCCCATCTACCTGAGGGTAGTTTTTGAGAATACCCATGACTGTCATCATTTGCATACTGTACTGCTAAGTCGACAAATCCCTCACGTCGACTATGTTTCGGTGGAGGGCGAGACATGAAGAACCTCCTTAAATGGCCATTAACATGAATATAATAGCAGTGATGACCGCTACTATACCAAATGCAACACCGACACCATCATCTGTATCGCCGCCATTGATACGGTCATCTCGTATACTCATCTTATTTACTCCTAGGAGGAAACTTAGTATTATACTCACCCATGTCCTTAGGAAGGCCCGCCGCATAGCATTGAACTAGTCGAGCATACCAGTCTGGAGTAAGCTCAACCCAAGGCATGTTTTCACCATTGTGAGTTGCTCCATAAACCTTGTTGAGAACAACAATATCATCCGGCTCAGTTAAGTCGTGAATTTGTCCGCCAAGAATCGCAGCGCAAACGTTGCGTTCTGGAATAGATATGATACAGTCCAT